AAGCACCAAACCTTCCTGCAAAAGCTTTTATTGAGGAATAATAAATGGGAAACGGAACGCGTATTTTACTTAACTCGGACGGTGTTATTACTAACTGGGAAAAGCAATATTTTGAACCAGTAAAGTCACCACTGGCAGCAATTGCAAACCCGATCGTGGCTTTTGATTTACTGACTCCTGTAGATAACTCACGACATGGTTTCAGCGTGCAGCAAGGTGTGCAGATCCTGAAAGGGTATGGACTTGAATTTCCTGGTTCCGCCGGTAGCCAGACTACGTTTGCAAAGTCCGGACTGTCCGGACTGTCTTTTCTTACTGCATTTCGGTTAAGCGCAGTTGATGTATTTCAGTACGTGCTTGACTGCAGGGATCTGACACCAGGTACAGGCCATGGTTACGCCATTACGTTTAACCCTGCCGGTCAGCGGCTTGAGCTTCGTGTCGGCTGGCCTGACGGTAGTCAGGGTATCTATTTTCAGGAAGGTAAGACGATTGTTGCGGGGCAATGGTATGTGGCATGCGGTGTCATTTCTCCTAACCGCAATCACAAATTAACGTTGTCAGATGGGACTGCAATTGCTGCAAGCCCTGCGGGTTATCTGTTAAACGTGGCGGGAAACAAGCTAATGCTGGGTGCCAGTGCTGCCGGTTCATCAATGATGAAAGGTGATCTGGCTTTCTTTGGTGCATGGGAAAAAGAATTTACCGCAGGCGACACTCTGACGGCTGTCGCGCTGGGTAAAAACATCATGGCTTTAAGAGGGCAGGCAGTATGACAACCGTAGAAGTACGCATTGAAACAGTTAATGGCAGCATGGTCACTTTTTCGCGTGTATCTGAAAACTGGGTAAATCTGAACCAGTACGAACGGGATGACATTATCAGCGGATGGATAAATGAGGATAAAAACAGCCAGGCCGCATTATCGGCTAGTGATGGATATACCCTGAGCTATCACGTTTTAGCTCAAGAATAGCCGAGGCGCCAGACAGAAAAGGATAAGAGATGAGCACAGCCTTTTATACAAAACTGACCGCGGCGGGAGTTAATGCCATGACTCGCGCAGTCATGAATAATGAACCAATCTCTATTACTGAAATGGCTGTTGGAGATGGTGGCGGTAATAATATTAATCCTGACGGAATGCAGGGACTAGTTAATGAAGTTTACCGCGCTCCGTTAAACAGGCTGGTTATTGCTGATCTGGACAGAAATGTCATCCGGGCAGAAATGCTGATGATGCCCCAGGTTGGCGGATGGTGGCTGCGTGAAGCGGCGTTATTTGATGACAGAGGGATCTGTCTGGCCGTAGCAAGTTTACCTCCATCCTATAAGCCATTGCTGGAACAAGGGGCAGGGCGTATGAGCACGGTGAATATTTACATCACCGTCAACAATATTGCCGATGTGCAACTAATTACTGACCCGGCGATCATTCTGGCAACGATAACTGAGGTTGATAAGGCTAAGGGTGAGGCAAAGGATTACGCCGACGAAATTGTAGGTAACTTAGACAAGAATATTCAGCAGGTGATTGCTGATGCTATAACGGCGGCAAAGCGAGATTTCTGGGAAGATGATAATCCGGTTGGCACCACCCGCTTTTTTAACCAGAACCTCAATCCCAATGAGCGCTGGCCGTGGTCGCAATGGGTGTACACCGGCGAAAACAAAACGATCCGCGTCGGCAGGGCTGACGGTTCGGACGTCGGGCAGACAGGCGGCAGCGATACTGTCACACTCCAGCAGGCTAACCTGCCCGCTGTGCAGGTTAACGTCAGTGGCGAAACCAGTGAACTCCCCGGGCAGGAGCTGACCACCAGGGAGGCGGGACGGCATAAACACAAAGGCGGAATGCTCGCCCCTGGCGAGGCCTGGGATGATAATTACATAGTCGGTTCGGATAACGACAGCCGCCGCACCAGAAATTATACGGATGAGGTGGCCGATCATAGCCATATTGTGGACTTGCCAGCCCACAAACACACGACCACCGGCAAAACCGATAACCTCGGTGAAGGGAAATCATTCAGCGTGGTTGAAGCCCACACACTGCTGATGTGCTGGAGCCGCGTTGCCTGATAAATCCCGGTATCAGTCTGCCCCGATAAGGGGCTTTTTTCTGTCTGCGGTTGTGCCATTGACGGTACAACGGCCATCAACGGCTTGCGGTGCATGATTTCCCTACCATGGGTGAACCCCTAAACAGGAGATTCATTCATGGCGCAAGACTATCACCATGGCGTGCGTGTTGTTGAAGTTAACGACGGCACCCGCTCTATCACGACGGTGAGCACGGCGATTGTGGGCATGGTATGCACCGGCGATGATGCCGATGCCTCAGTGTTCCCGCTCAATAAGCCGGTTCTGCTTACCGATGTACTGACCGCCAGCGGTAAAGCGGGCGAGTCCGGCACGCTGGCCCGCTCACTGGATGCCATCGCAGACCAGGCAAAACCCGTCACCGTTGTGGTGCGTGTTGCCCAGGGCGAAACCGAAGCGGAAACCACCTCCAATATTATCGGCGGCGTAACCGCTGACGGTAAGAAAACGGGCATCAAAGCGCTGCTTTCGGCGCAGTCGCAGCTGGGTTTAAAGCCGCGCATTCTTGGTGTGCCGGGCCATGACACGCAGGCTGTTTCCACTGAACTGTTAAGCGTGGCGCAGAGCCTGCGCGGCTTTGCGTACCTGTCTGCCTACGGTTGTAAAACCGTGGAAGAAGCGATTGCCTACCGCGAAAATTTCAGTCAGCGAGAAGGGATGCTGATCTGGCCTGATTTCATCAACTTTGACACGGTGCTGCAGGCGGATGCGACTGCTTACGCCACTGCCCGCGCGCTGGGTCTGCGTGCAAAAATCGACGAGCAGACCGGCTGGCACAAAACCCTTTCTAACGTGGGCGTCAACGGCGTAACCGGCTTGTCTGCGGATGTGTTCTGGGATCTGCAGGACCCGGCAACTGATGCCGGACTGCTGAACCAGAACGACGTCACCACCTTGATCAGGAAGGATGGTTTCCGCTTCTGGGGTTCCCGCTGCCTCAGTGATGATCCGCTGTTCCAGTTTGAAAACTACACCCGCACCGCGCAGGTACTGGCTGACACCATGGCAGAGGGCCATATGTGGGCGGTGGATATGCCGCTTAACCCGTCGCTGGCCCGCGATATTATCGAAGGTATCCGCGCCAAAATGCGCAGCCTGGTGAATCAGGGCTACCTCATCGGCGGTGATTGCTGGATTGATGACAGCGTTAACGACAAAGACAGCCTGAAAGCCGGGAAGCTCTGGATCGACTACGACTATACGCCAGTGCCGCCGCTGGAAAACCTGATGCTGCGCCAGCGCATCACTGACCGTTACCTGGTGGATTTCACCACCCGCGTAAGCGCATAAGGGGGACCCATGGCCTTACCACGCAAACTAAAACACCTGAACATCTTCAACGCCGGTAACAGCTGGATGGGCATTGCTGAATCCGTCACCCTGCCGAAATTTTCCCGCAAGCTTGAGAACTATCGCGGGGGCGGCATGCCCGGTTCAGTCGGTATCGATCTGGGGCTGGATGATGGCGCACTGGACACGGAAATGACCATCGGCGGCACTGAGGCACTGCTGTTTAAACAGATGGGCAAGGCCACGGTGGACGGGGTGCAGATGCGCTTCACCGGCTCTATCCAGCGCGATGACACCGGCGAGGTGCAGGCCGTTGAGCTGGTTGTACGCGGACGCCACAAAGAGGTGGATTCCGGCGAGTGGAAAACCGGCGAGAGCAATACCACCAAAGTCAGCAGCGTTAACAGCTATGCGAAGCTGACCATTAACGGCGAGGTGCTGTACGAGGTCGATGTGATCAACATGATTGAAATTGTTGATGGCGTTGACCTGATGGAAGAGCACCGCAACGCCATCGGCCTTTAATGCAGCACTGGCGCGGGATGCCGCGCCAGCCACCCCATAACAGGAAAAGAGCATGAGTGAGAAAACAGTAGCAACGGTGAAGCTGGATAGCCCTATCACGCGTGGTGATGCCACGATTACGGAAATTGTGCTGCGTAAACCGCAATCCGGCGCACTGCGCGGTACGCGGCTGCAGGCGGTGATGGAGATGGACGTGGCCTCAATGATGACCGTGATCCCCCGTATCTCCACGCCGACGCTGACCCCGCAGGAAATGGCGGACCTCGACCCGGCAGACCTGGCCGCGATGTCGATCGAGGTGGTCCTTTTTTTGTTGCCGAAGTCGGCGTTTGCCGATTTGCCGACAGCCTGACGGTAGATGACCTGGTGGCGGATATCGCCACGATCTTTCACTGGCCGCCGTCCGTCACTGACGTTATGCCGCT